CCGCCGAACCGTCTAAGCGAGCGGTGGTGGGGCCTGTAGCTCAATGGTTAGAGCCGGCGGCTCATAACCGCTTGGTTGGGGGTTCGAGTCCCTCCGGGCCCACCAGTCTACTTTTTCTCTATTGTTTTCGTTGATCTTTTCGCCGTGGATCCCGCACCCTGGACTTGGGTGCGGGGCATAACGTTGACGATCTGTTCCGCGACGCGGGTCGAGGACTTGATGCCGAGTCGCTTCCGGTCGGCCATGCGGGTGTAGACCTCGGCCTGCTCGATCTTCACCCAGCCGAAATGCGCCATGAGCTCGTGGGCGCTGGCGCCGCTGTTGGCGGCGAGGGTGGCGGCCAGCTTGCGCAGGCCGTGCGCGGACTTCTTGATGCCGGCGTCCCGGCAGCGGTCGGAGAACCAGTTGCCGAAGCTCTCCTTCGAGGCAAAGGGCGTGCCGTCGTCCTTGACGATGAAGTGCATGTCGCCGGTCGGAGTGGCGGCGATCGTGTCCATCAGTGACTGCGGGAACTCGACCGTGATCTCGATGCCGGTCTTCTTCGTCTTCATGCTGAAGATGTTGCCGCGCAGGTGCTGGCGGCCGGCGACGTGCAGGTCGCCGCGCCGCAGGCCGGAGGTGAGGATGAGCTCCAGAGCCAGGCGCGGCTTCGTACCGATCGGCCATCGCTCGCAGAATGCCGCAACGTCCTCAACCGTCCATGCGGGGAACCCGTCCGTCTTGTAGGCGGGCAGGTCGACGCCGATGCAGGGGTTGACCGCGACGTGCTCGTTCGTGACGGCCCAGGCAAACAGGGCCCGCATCGCCTTCAGGAAATTCTTCGCCAGCGCCGGGGTCGCCGCGCGGTCGTCGACCGCTTGCTGGATCTTGCGCCTGGTGATGTCGGCGAAGCGCGGGTTGTTGCCTCGCCTGATGGCGGATAGGTAGAACAGCTCGCGCTGGCGCTGGGTGGCCGGGGAGGTCGAGGCCCAGACGGCGCTTTCCCTGAAGCGCTGGACCAGCCACTCGAGGCGGTCGGAGGGGGAGGCGGCGCGCGCCATGGGCCGGACGGTCTCGCCGTTGAGCGCGGCGCGGTATGCCTCGTCGAACTCCCTGGACGGATACTTATCGGGCAGCCGGATCCGCTTGCCCTTGCCGCGTCGGAAGAAGAACTTCACGCGGCCATGGCGCGAGCGCTCGCAGACGACGTAAAGGGGCAATTTGCGGGGCATGTCGGCCTTCACAGCCGGAAATCCTCCTCGCGGTCAAGGCCTCCCTTCGGCTGTTGTGGCTCGGCCGGGATCACGGTGACCACCGCGCCGCCGATCCTGACCTCGACGCGCGCGCCTTCCTTCCTCGCGGCCCGGATGATGGCGCGTACCTGGTTTTCGGGGAGGTCGAGGGGGCGTGTCATGAGGAGCCGCCTCCCGTCTCCCGCCCGTCCGCGATGGCGCGGGTGGCGGCCGCGGTGAAGACGCCGGCCATCTGCGCGGCCTGCGCCGGCATGACGTCGAGAAACGCCCCGGCCATCACGGCCGCGGACATCAGGCGGTTGAATACGTCGACGGGATCGCCGAGCTCGTCATAGGTCTTGACCAGCAGCCGCAGCGTGTCGGCGTCGGTCGGATCGAACTTGATGTTTGCCTGCATCATCGTTCTCCATCGCGCGCGGCGCGCAGTCGGCTCACGCGGCCGCCTTGGCACGCGCAGCCGCTGGGGCGCTGTGGGTCGGGGGCTCGCGCATGATGGCTGCGCGCAGCTCGGCCTCCCTGCGCAATGCGACGTCGATCTCCCCGGCCTCGATCAGCCGCAGGACATGGCGCATCTCGCGGTCGATCAAATCGAAGGCCGGCCGGATCTCACGGGCGAGCCGCTCGCGCTGCCAGCGGCTGACCTCGACGAGCGCCAGCTCGGCGGCGTGGTCGGGGCTCATGAGAGCCCCCGCGACCGCAGGACGGCCATGATGTCGCCGACCGTCTTCACGCCATCGGCCTCGGCATCTTCGAAGTTAAGGTCGAATTCGTCCTCGAGCGCGATCATGATCTCGACCGCGTCGAGGCTGTCGGCGCCTAGATCCTCGGCGAGCCTGGTGGCGTCGGCGAGGGGCCTGGCTTCGGCCGCGCAGAGCACGTCGCGGACGACCGCGTGGACCCGTTCGGTGAGGCCGGTCACGACAGCACCGCCAGCCACCAGCCGACGACCAGGAGGAAGCCAGCCATGGCGATGGCGGCCGGCAGTTCGCGGGCGACGCGCACGATCATCGGTCGCCTCCCACGTGACGGACGAGCAGCCTGGCCGCCAGCGGACGCGCCTTCGGCGCCAGGCGGCGGATCTCCTCGACATCCATGTTGGTCTTGAGGGCGAGGTCCTCCTCGGTCGGACCGGTGCCGGACGTCGTGTAGAGGCGGCGCATGGCGTCGGCCAGGATGTAGACCGGATCGCTCGCGGGCTGAACGGCCGCCGATGCGGCAGGCGCCGGGTTCTGTGCGAATGTGATCATGACTGAACTCCATCGCGTGATGCGATGCAGCTCAGACTTCCCCATTCTGGGGAATAAGTCAACCCCATTATGGGGAAGCTATCAGGCGCCCGTCAGGGGGGAGGCTTTCTTGACCAGTGGCAGGCGGGGCGCGATCACCGCTGCGACATGTGTGTCACGCGGGCGGCCCAGACCAGTTCCACGTCCTCGATCGGGCTCTCCGTCTGCGAATAGAGGTGATAGAGACCGGGCTTCGTTCCGCGACCGAGCTTCTTGACGAGCACGCGTCCGTCGACGGTCTCGCAAACCACAAGCTTGCCGATGAGATTGGGTGTTACGGGCTGTCTGACCTCGTCATAGTAGACCAGCCACTGATTAAAGAAGGGGCCCAGCGAGTCCCCGCGTACTTCCAGCGCCACAGTATTCTCATTCCCCCCTGGCGGCATCGGCGCTTCATCCAGATGTCCTCCTGGGTCGGTGTAGTAAGCGACCGATCCTGCCCCGACATATCCAAGCACGGGGACGGTTAGACTTTCAAGGATCGACGCGACCGGAACGTTGAAGGCTTTCGCGGCCCTGGCGATGTAGTCGCTGGTCAGCCGCCGTTCGCCGCGCTCGAGCTTGATGTACTGGCCGCGGGACACGTTCATGGCCGCGGCGGCCTCGTCCTGCGTCATCCCGGCCTGGTTTCTCAATTCTTTGAGGCGATTTCCCATGGTGGGGAGGAAAACAGAACCGCGCCGGCCAGTCCTTCCCCATAATGGGGTTGACAATATTCCCCGGAATGGGGAAGTATCCGGCGCATCATGACCCTTTCCGAGTTTCTGCGCACTCATGACAAGCACCCCGACTGGCTCGCGGAGCAGATCGGCGGCGTTTCCGGGTCGGGCGTCCGCAAGTGGCTTTCAGGCGAGCGCCAGCCCGACGCCGACATGGTCGAGCGCATCGTGCGGCTGACCGGCGGCACGGTGACGGCCGCCGACATGCATGCCGTGCGGCTCGCCTGGCTGAAGGCGAACCGCCCGGAGAAGTTTTCCGAGATCGCCGAGGCCGCCGAGTGAGCGCCCAGGCCGACCTTCCCCTGACGGCGTTGCCCTCCCAAGCCGGCGCCGTCCGCGCACCGGAGCGAATCCCCACCCGCTCCGGTGCGCGCGTGCCCTTCCCGGAGAGTTTGGGGCGCTCCGGGAAGGGCGGTTTCTCGGACGACACTGGGGGCCGGGTGCCTGGTGTGTTCGACACTGACCCGGCCTTTTCGCGTGGCCGGGGCGCTACCGGCGCTCCGGGTGCCTTCGGCGCCGTGCTCAAAGTCGGCGAGGTGCCGCCGTGAAATGCGTCCTGGCATGCGGTCCGCCTCCTGATCTGACGACCGCACACTGAACCGATCGAACCCCATCCCGCCACGGGAATGAACGCCGGGTTTTCCCGGCGCGAGAAGGCTTTGCACCTGGAGGACCCCGCGATGATCCCGAATGCCAACCGGACCCTCTTTCGCCTTAAGGCCGCGCAGCGCGACCTGATCTCCGCCTGCGGCGGGATCGAGCGGGCGGCCGAGATCTGCGCCTACAGCAAGTCGACCGTCGGTCGCTGGAACGCCGACGGCCCGGAGCTGATGCCGCTCGACGCGGTGATGGCGCTGGAAGCGGAGTGCGGACGCGCCGAGGTGACGCTGGCAATGGCCGGGCTGCACGGGCTGCGACTGGCCGGCGAGCCGGAAGCGGCAGGGGTCAACGAATGCCTGATGGCGCGGCACGCCGACACGGTGACGCGCGCCGCCGAGCTGATGACGGAAGGGGCGCTCGCCTTCTCCGACGCGAAGGTGACGCCTGCGGAAGCGGCGCGCATGGACCGCGCGGCCAGCGCGCTCGCGGCGGCCGTGGAAGAGTATCGCAAGACGCTGGCCTCCGTGCGGGCCGAAGGCGGGGCAACGCTGCAGGTGGTGGCATGATCGCGACCTGCAGCCGCTGCCCGCGCCAGCTGTGCTGTCTCGCCCGGCGCCTGGAAGAGATGCTGCAAGCCTTCGGATGGCGCCGCCACGCCGGAAAATTCCTCTGCCATGCCTGCGCGCAGGCGGACCTCATGCTCGCGGAGGCCGTCTGATGTGGAGCGAGGCGGAAGTCGAGACGGTGCGCGCCGCCCTGCTCGAGGGGCTTTCGGCGCGGCAGATCGCCGAGCGGGTGCGCAAGCTGCACGGGCGCGACGCAAACCGCAACCAGATCGTCGGCCTGGTGCACCGCAGGCCGCACCTGACCGAGGTCGGGTTTCGCGGGCCGCGCACCCGGGCCGGGGCCAAGAGGGCGCGCGAGGCGAAGGAACGGCCTGCGCGGACGAGGAAGGTCCTGCCGCGCGCGCCGGAGGCGGGCAGGCCACGGACGACGGCCGCGCCGGAGCCGCGCCCGCCC